TTTGCTCATGTAAACTATAATAAATAATTTAACATGAATTGTAAAGTCTTAGAAATCTAACTGTACCATAAAAACTTGTGCTCCTGACCTTGTCAATGGTGCTGATAATTTACCCATAATTAATGTATCTTTATTGGAGTTCAATAAAGCCACTTCGGTTATTTTTAAATTACCCGAAGTATATGTTGGGTTAACCGATGTTGTAAATTTATCTGCGGGTAGATTAACTTTAAAACTCAATTGTTGTATTTCAGTTGCTCTCACCGCATTTATACTACCGGGAAATGGTTGCTCATCACCAAAATAAGGTCCTGATGATAGTGAAAAATTTTTATTCATATGATTTGATAATATAAATGAGGTTCCCGCCGCGTAGTCTGTTTGATTTAAAGTAAACGTTTGTCCCGCCAGTGATGATGACTCAATTAATGAATTACCATTAAGTGTTAATGTATATTTTTTCTTTAACCAACTATCGGGGTCAGGGGTCAATCCATTATCAGTTAATTGGTATAACAAATAAAATTCATTTGCAATTTGTCCATTAATAGTATTTCCTGTTGAAGTTTGTAAGTATTGAAATTCTCCACTATTAAATTTAACAGAAACACTATGTGGTGTTGTGCCTCCCGTAACTTTCATAAAATAGTTACATGGTAAACTGTTTGTATTAGTATCACCCGTATATGAAAGAACGTAGGAAACCCACATAGTTTTACCTGTAGTTAAATCAGTGATAGGGTCATTGGTAATAATTGCACTTACCTTTGGTGCGGGTAATGTGAATCTTCTATTTGATTTATAATCTAAAGTTGCAACAATTTCCTCGTCGTCAAATACAATTACTTGTTGATTATAGAATATCTTACCGACTCTAAAATTATTTTTATCAAGTAAATCTCTGTAATTTAAAACAAATCTTGAGTTTTTGGATGATACGTACTCTTTGTCAACTGTTCCCATTTTAAATGTTGCACCAACAGTTGTTCCTGTATTTCTATGATATAATAAAAATGGCATATGAACCAAAAAATATTCTTCATCAGATAAAGAAGGTTCATTTGGTGGGGTATATCCAGTATTTGTGGTACTTATATGGTCATCGTATTTAAAAAACCTATCCGGGTCAATTGAATCTCCGTTTTTAGAATAATGTAAAATTGCTATACATTTTTGTTCTTCAGGGGTAATAATAACCGTCTCACCTAAGGTATTTGTGATTGTAGTTCCTGTATTAATTGTTTGTCCTTCAGATGTTTTATAACCTAAAAATTCTTTTGTACCAACAAAAACATTACTAGTGTATCCGGTTATTGGTCTATCAGATGTTTCTAAACCTATTGGTTGACTATCCCACACAACATTCATCGACCAAGAATTTTGTTGTTCGGTCGTATCTAATTTTAATGGATTTTGAAAATCTTCTTCGTTTGGAATTAGTATTACATTACCACTCGGTAATAATTGTGTTGTTCTATCAAGAGTTACCGTTGTCGACCCTGTTGCTGTTATTTTATATATTTGACTATTTGTATTTCCTGTTATTGTATCTAATGAAGTGTTTATCTTATTTAGATTTAAAACTAACGTCACAAAATCACCAACACCATAATTGGAACCATTAATTACATTTAATTGATTTGTTAATCCCGTAAATGAACTTATTGTTTCATATGTTGTTTTAATAACAAAGTTGTCATCTAATGAACCCGACACAAATCCAGCTGGACCCATCACATTTGAACATTCAACCGTTGTCATTTCTGAAATTGGAACACCATAAGGTGTGCTACCTGAAGTGTATTGTATTGGATATTTCACATTACCATAATCATCAAAAGGTGAAAATACTAAAGAACCTGTAGTTGAGTCTACATAAGAATATTCCGAATCTCCAACTGCAAAATGACTGATAACAAAATTACCATTTGCAATACTTTCTCTTCCTTTTTGTGTTAACCTTGTGGCTATTATTCCCGAATAATTTGTATCTAAAAAACTCATATATTATAAATATTATTTTAATTTGATTAGCACTGTTGGTTCATATTGCTACCGTAATTTGGTTTAAGGTATCGGTATTTTGACCTATTAAACTTATTATTTGATATTGAAACGCCACCCGTCCATAATGTTGTTGCCGGAATAAACTGTTCAATAAGTTTAATCCAATAAGGTGACATTTTCTGTGTATATTCGTTTACCGATGTAAAATCGTATGGTGTATATCCTGTGTTTGTTTTATAATCATTAAGTACATCATTTAAATCCGAGTAATTTCTTTCGTATTTTATGGTATTACTATTTGATATTACTTGATTAACTACTGTATTCAAATATTCGGCAAATGTAAATCCTGTTTGTGGTGTTAAAGTTCCAAACGTCAATTCATTATTTCTTGATTGTCTCCAAACGTCATACTCAATTGTTTGTGACGGTGATAAAAATACATTAATATTTTTTCTATTAAGAATTAATTTTGATTCATTTAGATTATCGGCAAAACTAACTTTTTTATTGTCAATTCTTGATTTCAAATCAAAACCATAATCTAAACCTTGAAAAGTTCTAAAATAATTGAAATAATCCTCACCGTATGTATATGGTGAATTCATTGTTTTTGTTGATTTAGTTCTACCTGTTAAAACTGAATTTTCATAATCAATTGTAAGTGGTGACCTGTGGTCTAAAGTAGTGTCATACCATCCCGAACCTTTTTGAAAGAATACCGAACCATCAAATTTTGTTGTCTTTCTTGGTAATCCATTTTCATCTACGGGATATTCGTCTCTTGTGAAGGTTGTGGTTCCTGTAACAGATGTCAAGTTAAAAGTATAACCTGTAATTGTATCACCATGGTCATCACCACCAACTGTAGTACCTGTAAAAACTGTTGACGTAAATCCATTAATTAGATTATCAATTTTAATTCCATTAATTAAATCATATAAGTCATCTTCCAATATTGGAGAATTTGTTAATGATGTAACATCATACACAAATTCATCAATTTTAATCATTGGTTCGGGTGCACCTAAAAATCTTAAAAAGAACTCAATTGATTTTCTTGTACCTTTTGATTTATAAAGATGTGCCAAATTGGTTACTAATCTTCTATAGAATTCGTATTCAGACTCAATTAAATTTTTACCAATAGGTACTCCACCATATGTACTATCTTGTCTAGTGTATAATGTATCACTAAAACTTGTTTCGTCAAAAAGTTTGATAGTACTTAAACCTAAATTTTCTGAAAGATTTTTTAATAATAAATCAGGAACATTTTTTATTCCATCATAACTCACATGTCTCATGAAAGCTATGTTATCGATGTATTTTTTTACACTATCAAAACTTTGTCCATATAGTTGGAAGATAGATTCGGCTTTTTTGTCCTCGGTATCAAATTCATATAACTGCGGTGCGGTTAAAAATCTAACAACTAAATCTGATTTATATTCATCAATCTCTTCCGCCAAAACAATTACCTTATCCAAAAATTGTAAGTAATCCATACCTATAATTTGTAAATTCCAACCATCTCTTGACATTGGCCAACTAACTTCGACCGTAGTTATTTCTGTTTTACTTTGGTCAAAACTGTCTCTCGGTACTTTAAAACTCGCGGTGTATTTTGGATTGGTTTCCCTATTTAACAATAATTCTTCAACATCGTCTAAGTTATTGAAGAATTCCTCAGTTACACCATTATTTGGTCTTATTAAAAAACTTTCAGTAGAACCAGTTGCACCACTAAATGGATTACCATTAACTTTTAATGTAATTGTGTCGTTAGTATTAGGTTCGGTATAACTAATAATATCGTATGTAATATTATTATAATCCAACACATACTTCGTATATGACGAATAAAAATTCCTAATGTGATTTTCTGTTTCTACAATTGTGTTACTTAACGGTTCACTTAAAACAATATCAAATGGATTAAAGATAATTGATTTTTGAAAATTAAATTCTGTTGTTTGAAAAGTTTCACTATAACTAATATTTTCTAATGTATTTTCCGAAGACCTTACGACGATTGTGTTGTCAATGTAAAATGATGCAGGAAAATTTTGTATTATTCGATTGATTGATACATTCAATCTATGCTTTAATGCTCCGAATAATGATTTAGCCACATTATCTCTTGCACCCTTAAATTTAATTTTTTCTTCTTTTGTGTTAACCTTACCTATTTCCTGATTTAAGTCATCTAAAGTTATGAAATCGGAAAATGGGCTCGTGACAAAGGTTTTACTATCTTTATCAGGTACGAGTCTATCAATTACAAATGTGGTGTTAGTTAATTGACTACTACCATCGGTAATTTGTCTACCAACTATACTATCACTAAATGTATCAGCTCCACTACGTGCAGCACTTGGGACTCTTGTATATTTTGCCATTATACGTCGGTAATGTTATCTAAATTTAATGTCTCATCAACATCCGTTCTTTCTTCACGAATTTCATATAGTGTTTCACTAAATTCATCTTTAATTTCATAAAGGTTATATTGTTTATAGATGTTATTATCTTGGTCGTAAATTGTGTAAATACCCGGTTCAATCGCTTTACTTTGATTACCGTACAATGCATGTGCCAATGTACTTGCATCATGTTCAACCATATCAACTTCGATAGTTGTTGGATTCACAAATGTATTTGTTAATATAATTTTTTGTCCTGGTTGACCAATAAAAGGAATCACATTTGGTCGACTAGATGGTGCCGATGATGGTGTTATTGTTAAAAATATTAAATTACTCGATTGGTCGGTATATTGATATCTAATTGCTTTATCTGTTGAGTTAGTAAGATTAGATGTTATTGGTAAACAATAAAATGATGATGTAACTACTCGATAAAAGTTAGGTATTTTTTGGTTGTTTGTGGTATTAATATATTCAACCCTATAACCCACCAATCCTTGTGGAGTAAATTTACTTCTATCTTCGGCCGGTACATTTGACGTATCAATAATTAAACCTCTAACAGATGGTAATGAAGCTAAAACCCCGCAATCGGTAATCGATGTTCTTATTTGTTTTGGTCTAATGTGTAAAGTATAAACCCCTAAATTTGAAAAATCATCAGCACTTAGCTTTAAATTATATAAACCACCCAATATTTCGGTGTTTGGTGCCGATGCATCATCAGTTGTATCAGAATTATGATAAACGGGTGTTAACACATCTGTTGATATTAATTTTTTTAGTGTGACCGCAGAGGTAGATGTCCTACCCGATGTGTAATGATAAAATATTTCAACATCATCCGGCGACACATCTGAGGGTCTTATTATTCCATAACTTCCAACGGCCATATTATTTCTTTTTATTTATAAATATAAATCTTATTGTTTTTTTACTTTAAAATAACCATTTCCATAATTACTTAATTCACCCATATTATCTACCTCACCCAATCTTAAGTTTATTTCCATTACACTTTGTTTTCCGCGGTCAACATAAACATCCGAATATATTGTTGGTTCTTCAACAAAACCTAAGAAATGTTCATTACGAGATAGAACTTCAAACATCACCTCTTCTTTTGTAAAACCAACCGTATTACCTGTTATTATTGTGAAACCTTCAGGATTATCTTGATAATAGACACCATCAATTGTGTAACCGGTTGTGTTATTTGGGTTAATTGTTATACCAACATATTCGTTTGAACCATACTTTTTTAACTCGGATACTTTACTTAAACCAATTGCGTTATAATAAGTGATACCTGTAAATGAGGTATTACCTGTATATGCAACATAATCTAAATCATTTTCATAACCCTGAGTAATACCTGTTTCAGGAACCCAATAAGGAATTGTAAATGTAAGTGAACCGGAATCAAGTAGCATAATTAATTATCTATTCTAGTAAATATCTTTAGAATATATTTGTAATAATATAATGATTAAATTTATCTAAATAAATGGGTTGTTAAATAACATTATCACAATTCATATATGTAATAGTTGCTGTTTGACCTGTTGTAAGTACTCCACTTCCCGTAATGGTCATTTCAAAAGAATATGTTCCTCTACCCAAATAAATACTTCCCGAATTAATACCTACACCAGATTGTGATATTATTAATGATGATGTGGGATATGGTTCCACAAAACCATATTCTAAATTTAGATTTAACACACCCGTAACTGTAGTTCCACCATCATTTTGAACGGATAACACAACTCTTGGATTACCATTGATACCAACTAAATCAGTTTTCTCAACCAATGAACATTCACCCTCACTTTCGAGAAACAAATCAGTTGTAGAACATTTTACCTGTGGAACTATTGAACCTGTAATTAGATTACTATATGTTAAACCACTTTTAATTAAAGTATATGTTGGGTTATAATCCAATACGAAAATACTTCCACTACACGGTACTAATGATGAACTAACCATTGTGGTATCGATTGGATTAACACTATCGTTATCTAATACAATACCTGTCGAGTCCATATTTAAGATTGTCATACTATATGTTGAATCTTGACCTCTTGGTGGATTTTTAAAACTTACTTTAATGTTTTTTGGCATGTTTTTATAAAATATTACATTGTTATTAAATATGCAGTTGTTTCAGTACAACCATTATTATCGATAGCTTTAACATAATAATAACCCGCGGTAACACTAGTAAATGTTACATTTGATGTATCAGTTAATGTGTCAACTAAACTACCTCCACCAACTTCGTATGGTGCACTATAATCTTGATATAATTCAAATGTTTTACCACCTGCAGCGCCACCTGAAACGGATGCATAAATTTGGTCAAATGCGGTTTTTTGTGCAAATATTCCAAGTGCACTTGGTTGTGTTATTGTACTAGAATATTCTTCAACTTTACCCGCACTATCTTTAATGTAAACAGTGTACGCACCTGCAGGTACGTTATATGTTGTTGATGATGTCCAATTCGTATATGTGGTGTAAACACTACTTAATTTAGTTTGGAATGTTCCACCACTTCCACCCGTAACATTGGTAATAGTTATAGAACCGTTACCTCCATTACATGCGGCATTTGTACTTGATACTGTTGCTGTGATACAAATTGATTCGTATAAAGTTACTGTATGGTCAGTATAAACACTAGTATTACAATTTGGACTAGCGTTGTAAACCCTAACAGTATATTGTGGATTACCCTGACCATTTACATAATTCACATCAATTGTTGCATTTCCACTACCATCTAATGTACCGTCAGGTGATGAACAACCGTTATTTGTACATGAGAATGTTGCACTTGCACAATATCTATATTTGTCACCAGGGTTTCCACCTGTAATTAAAAGTTTACCAGTTGTACTCGTACCATTCGTAACACAATTTGGTTGAGTAGTTCCCAATGTAAATACTGGGTATGATAAGATTGTTATATCGGTTGTTGTGGCAGCAGCACTTCCACCGGTACTATTTAATACCACATAGAATGATTCACTACCTTCTGATAATCCGTCAGATGAAATTGTTAATGTAAATGTACCCGTATTACTATTAATTGTAACATTTCCACTTGTTGCACTTGAGAAATCAGCAGATGATGTTGTTCCGTTATAACCAACATACCAACCAAGTGACGTTCCATTTCCAATATCTGTAGTATTTACGGTCAATGTTATTGTATCTCCTTCAGCAACTGTATATGCTGATGATGTGATTGCATATGTTGGTTCTGCAACATTATTAACACTAATTGTAAATTCTTTTTCAGTGTATAATCCACCTTGGTCAGTTGAACGTACTCTAATTGAGTATGATGATTTAGTTTCGTAATCAAAAACTACAGAATTTCTAAGTGAGCTTCCTGAAATATTGAAGCTACCATTATCTCCACTACCAGTCCCCGCAACTAACGTATAAGTAAATGTGTTACCAGCATCTGGGTCACTTGTTGAGAACGTTCCAATTGTTGTATTAGTTGACGTGTTTTCATTTTGTGAACTACTACTTAAACTAATATCTGTTGGTGTTTCATTAACATTATTTACTGTAATTGTAAATTGTTTTTCAAAATATAAACCACCTTGGTCCGTAGAACGAATTCTAATTAAGTATGATGATTTAGACTCGTAGTTAAAAACTATTGAATTTCTAAGTGCATTTCCTGAAATATTGAAACTACTATTATCCGCATCACCAGTTCCCGCCACTAATGTATAAGTAAACGTATTACCCGCATCTGGGTCACTTGTCGAGAAGGTTCCGATTGTTGTGTTAGTAGATGTATTTTCGTTTTGAGAACCACTACTTAAAGTAATGTCCGTTGGGGATTCATTAACATCGTTAACATAAATTGTGAATTCAGCCTCTACATATAAACCACCTTGGTCTGTTGAACGAATTCTTATCCAAAACTCATTATCACTTTCATAATTTAGATTGTTAATACTACGTAATTCGTTTCCTGAAATACTAAATGCCCCATTATCATCACTATGATTACCAGCCACTAATGTGTATGTAAATGTGTTACCCGCATCAGGGTCAGTTGTTGAGAAATATCCAACGAGTACATTACCACCTAAATTCTCGTTGATACTGTTATTAGTTAATGAGATTGAAGCAGGTGTTTCATTAACATTAGTAATGTTAATGGTAAATGTTGTTTCGTAATATTGTCCAAGTGAGTTGGTTGAACGAACTCTTATTGAGTACGATGATTTGGCTTCATAATTGTAAACTTCAGAACTTCTTAACTGTGTTCCTGAAATATTAAAACTACCATTATCACCACTACCCGCTCCTGCAACTAATGTATATGTATACGTCTCACTAATCGCACTAGCGGTTTGTGATGAGAATGTTCCAATAACATAGTTAGTCGAACTATTCTCAGGTATTGAATTACTCGATAATGATATACCATTAGGTGGGTATGGTGATGGTGTTGGTGTTTGAGTTTGTGTAGGTGTTGGCGTTAATGTTTTAGTAGTTGTTGGTGTTTGTGTTGGTGTTTGTGTTGGTGTTTGTGTTGGCGTTTCTGTGGGCGTATTTGTAGGTGTTTCTGTAGGTGTTGGCGTTAATGTTTTAGTAGTTGTTGGTGTTTGTGTTGGCGTTTCTGTGGGTGTTGGTGTTTGTGTTGGCGTTTCTGTGGGCGTATTTGTAGGTGTTTCTGTAGGAGTGTTTGTAGGTGTTTCTGTAGGTGTTGGAGTTAATGTTTTAGTAGTTGTTGGCGTTTGTGTAGGAGTATTTGTAGGTGTTTCTGTATTTGTTGGCGTAATGGTAACTGTAGGTGTAACTGTTGGGGTTTCTGTTACCGTAGGAGTAATAGTATTTGTTGGTGTCTGTGTTTGCGTAGGTGTTATGGTATTGGTTGGGGTTACCGTATTTGTTGGCGTAATTGTGTTGGTTGGGGTAAGTGTTGGGGTTGGTGTATTTGTTTTAGTTGGCGTAACTGTATTTGTTGGCGTTGGGGATGGGTTAATACACCCAATAAATGTACCACCACTATAAGAAATTTTATTATATGGGTTTGGTGTGTCAAATGAATAAATTTCAATTAGCGTGACATTATCTGTCAAACTAATACCAGTATATGGAATATATGTTTTTGCTTCTGATAATGAACTTGTTATACCTGTATATGTTTGAGCAAGTACAGCATCAACGTATACTTTAATGGTCATTTCAACATTATTATGTAAAGATGAAAGGAATCCATTATCATCTCTACCAACAATATAGAAACCATATAATGGGTCAACTACTGTTGATTGTAATGTACAAATCTCTTCAATATCAACAGTCACATTCTCACCTCTGTAGTAATAGAATGTTTCACCATGATTCCAAGGTGATAAAATTAAATACGTACCAGTTTCACCTTCAGTTATTGAACCAACAGGTCCAATGTTACTATCATATATATTTAAATCGGTGTAACCTGATGAAACATATCCTCTTTTCATGAATGCTTCATTATACAAAGTATTTGGATTAAAAACTTTTTTATTTTTATAATCGTTAGTTAAATTGTAAATATTGTTATAATTAGCGTCAAAGAAATACCAGTCGCTTGTATAATTCAAATTACTTGTAACCACCGATAAAGTGTTTCCACTTGTCACCCCACTTACAATGGTTGACCCTGAAGTTTGCATTGTATAGATGTCAGTTAATTGGCCATCATTAATTTTATAAAATAATCTATATGAGGTATCTCCAGTTGTGGAATAAAAACCATTTAAAACTTTATATCTTCCTGTTATATCATAAAATACGTTTTTACCAATTGTAAGGTTTTGATTATCGGTATTATTATAAAATAAACCTAAAATTTTGGGTTCATTTTCAATTTTTATTTCATGTGTAAAATATGATGTCACAATACCAATGTCATTAACACTAATTGGTGATGAATAGTTATAATCACCATCAGTGGTACCTGTTATTGCCGATACCATACCATCATATAAACCTTGAGCAATTCCGTCTGCCTCTTCTTGACTATTAAAACTTATTGAAGTTCCGGGAGGTATATATAAATCAACATTTAATTGAGTTTCCTCCATTTCACCACCAATATCGGGAGTTGTTGAGCCTGATATGGGGAAATTGAAATAAAAATCAAACCCGGAAAAATCAAATGGGTCATTTATAGGTACACCAGATGTGTATGGTAAAAACAATAATGATAATCCATTTTGTATAAATGTTGGACTATCGGGAGTTATAGATTTATCAAATCCCAAAATAGGGTTAAAATCTTTATCATATTTAATAAGACCAGTTGTTGAGGATAATTCTTTAGTTGTAACAACATTACCTGATTGCTGATAAAAATACGCTCCGTCACAATAATAACCGTTCATTGTTCTGGTTTTATTGGTAACTAAAGTAACCTCATTATTAATTGAATAAAAGGTGTAATCTAAGTACGAATAATTTTGTATAATAGTTTGTCCCGTTTCAATATAAGGTCCTGTTGTTTTAAATCTTATTAACTGTCGACAAGGTTCTTCTATGGTATAATCTGAAGGTATTATATAGTCATAAATAAAAATTAAAAATTTAACCCCAACGTAAAATAAATAAAGTGGAATTAAAAATGTCTGTATAAATACTGTTGCCGATGTTATGAACGTTTGTCCAACATATGCAGTAATTTTTGTCATTACTTGTTGTAATGGGCCTGTAATCCAATTAAAAAGTTGTGATAAATCGATATTTAATCCAAAAATATTGTAAAGAAAATCTCCCACCCAACCGGGAACAAAAGGTACAACACCAAATAAATCTTTACCAAAATCTAATAAACCACCCCAAAAGTCAGTTTTAATAATTTCTGGAGAATTTTCAATATCAACACCTCTAACGTATCCATTTAATAATCTATTTAACGCATGTCTTAAACCTGTGATTGGATAGAATTTTTTTTCTTTAAATGAGTATTCAACAAAATAATCATCGTTTGATTTTTGTTTATTTGTATAGTCAAATCCTAAATAATATTCATATTTTTGTGGTTGTGGTATTTTAACTTTATCGGTTATTTGTTTTATAATACCTCTGTCCATTACGGGAAACACACACGCGGGAAACTGACCTGGTTCGGTAAAACCAAAAACACCTGTCCAATCCATTGGTCCCATTACATTTTCAGTTATTTGGTCTGGATTACCTAACACTTCACGAATAAGTGGTGAAATCCTAAGTTTGTATTGATATAAAAGACCAAATGACCTACTAAATGGTACGCCAACTTTATAAACCTTATTATTATAACCATAATAATAAGGATAAGCAGGTAATACCATTAATTTATCATGATATACTCTTGTTATATTTGCACCTAATGGTCCTATTTCGGTCCATGTGGTAATTTCTTTTAACGATACTAATGTTGTGGTTAATTTTGGGGTGTTAATTGAATCATATGGTGAATAAACATGAACACCAACATTATATGTATAAACCGGACTTGGGCAATTAAATTCTATTGTATAGTTGTGATTATTTGTTGGCGTTTTACCGTTTGTTAATCCAACCGACATATAAATTAATACATTTTCGGTAACACTTTCTTGGTTCGCATTGTAAATAATATAAACACTTTTTTTAATACCACTACTTAATTCAATACCTTGTCCGGTATGTGATATTTGATTTGGTCCATATATAGGATGAGCAACATAAAATGGTACATATGGCCCTTGTTCATTAAGACTAAAGGATAATTGGTTTCCTTTATCTAACGCAAAACTAACCATTGCAACATCAGCATCTCCCGTATATGTAATATCGAATCTTACACTTGAGTGATTAGTGGTACCGCCACTAAAAACAATAGTATCCGTAGCAAACTTTTTGCCCGTTGAGCTACTATCCGTAACTATGTAATCAGGTTTATTTTTTGTAAACCCTGTTATGTTAAATGAACCCGAATATGTGTTACTTAAAGGCATATATTATTTTTTAACAACTAAGTGGTGTGTTACCCGGTGTACATCCACCACAAATTCCTTTTGAAGTTGGTACACCATTACTTAACATAAATAGTTCTTTATCGTTATTTTTATTAGTTGGTGATGGTAGTCTATAGTAACCGTTATCTGCCGGTGTGGTAAATGCTTCATCTTTGTACCAATTTACAATCTTACCATAGTCTCCCTTCGCATTTATGTAATCGACTGGTTTAAAGAAAACTTGTTCGGTTACACTACAATTACTACAGAATGTGGTTTCTTCTTCACATGTTAAAACATAACCTAAAGTTGTTAATGTAAAACAGAAGTTCTCAGTATACGCACTCAAATTTTTGAATAAAGCATAAACCCTAACATCTCTTTCGAATGTGTGCGTGTAGTTATTTTGCGCAGTAATTAATTGACTATTTCTACTATTACCATATGACCATCCGTGGAATGTGGTATTACCATTGGTAACACCAGTTAAAGAGTGAGTTTGATTTTTAGCCTTTTTAACACTAAATTCACTTGTTCTTTGTGTATTATCAGGTTCTAAGATGTGTCCAGACGCACCTTGGTCTAAATAAATTGGTATAAATGTTGTCGTTACATTACAATAAATTGTATACCATCTTTGTACATTATTTGTTGAATCCTTAACCCACACATTTATAGTATCACCTGTAAATGTTGTAGTATATGTAGTACTTCCTGTTGGTGCACTATATGTGACACCACCATTAATACTGTAACTATAATTTGGTGTTCCTCCCGTAACTGATATTGAAACCGTACCTAAATCACAGTCAAACGTAACATTCGTAATAATAAATTCTCCAAAACAATCTAATTCGAATTCGTTACTATTTGCGGTACACTGATTTGCTGCGGTACTTCTAACTTGAGCATAATATGTACCATTAGGTATACCGTCAAAGAAATTATTGTCCGTCTGCCATGCTGTCGTATTGATACCTAAAGTGTCGACCAATCTTACTTGATAACTACCTACTGTGAATACATTCAAATATAGTGCATTAGGGTCACCGCTACTATATGAACAATCAGTTGATAATAATGAAACATCTAAATTATATGGTCCACAAGGATTTGTTGGCGTCGGTGTTGGTGTTGCTGTTTTAGTGGTCGTAGGTGTTATAGTATTAGTTGGCGTAATTGTATTTGTTGGTGTAACTGTTGGTGTAATAGTATTAGTTGGTGTTACGGTAACTGTTGGTGTTACAGTATTTGTTGGTGTAATTGTGTTAGTTGGTGTTACGGTATTTGTTGGAGTTTGTGATGGTACAAAATTCTCAGTCTGAGTTGGTGTTTGTGTGGAGGTATTTGTTGGTGTGTTTGTTGGTGTACCAGTATTTGTAGGCGTATTTGTTGGTGTGTTTGTTGGTGTACCAGTATTTGTTGGTGTAATAGTATTAGTTGGTGTTACGGTAACTGTTGAGGTTATAGTGTTGGTTGGTGTTATTGTATTAGTAGGTGTATTTGTTTGAGTTTGAGTTTGCGTGTTAGTAGGTGTTACTGTATTGGTAGGTGTTATAGTATTAGTTGGTGTAATTGTATTTGTTGGTGTAACTGTTTGGGTTTGAGTTTGCGTGTTGGTTGGTGTAACACTATTTGTTGGTGTTATTGTGTTGGTAGGTGTATTTGTTTGAGTTTGAGTTTGCGTGTTGGTTGGTGTAACACTATTTGTTGGTGTTATTGTGTTGGTAGGTGTAATTGTTGGTGTAACTGTTGGTGTTATTGTATTTGTAGGTGTATTTGTTGGTGTTATTGTATTTGTCGGTGTAACTGTTGGTGTTACGGTATTTGTTGGGGTTACCGTTGGTGTTACAGTTTTAGTTGGTGTAATAGTTGGCGTTGTTGTCTTAGTCGGTGTTGGGGTTACACCAGGTGTACCTGTATTTGTAGGTGTTGGAGTAGCGCTTCTTGTAATAGATGGTGTAGGTGTGTTTGTTTTAGTAACTGTTGGTGTTTGTGTATTTGTTTTGGTTGGGGTGGGTGTAATTGTTTTTGTTGGTGTAATAGTATTTGTTGGTGTTACTGTTGGTGTGATTGTGTTTGTCGGTGTAACTGTTGGTGTAACAGTTTTAGTAGGTGTAGGGGTTGGTGTATTAGATGGTCCCGGTACATTAACACAATATACTGTAAATCGATATACGGTTTCATAATCAAAATTAGTAACTCTAACTTTTACAAAATCATCACTATTATAGTTAAGTGTAAAATATGTGATTCCCGTACCCGAAATTGGTGCACCTAACGATACATTCTCATAAAATAATTCAAAACTATCACCCAAATCGTATGATTCATATTCAAACGCAATAGTTCCCGATTGTGTTATACCATGAACAAAATATTCAGTTGTTCCTGATGTGTTATATATGTACCTACCATTGATTGGCACACCACACACATAATTTGGTGTAGTTGTTGGTGTTGGTGTATGTGTAGGGGTGGCCGTCCTTGTTGGTGTTGGTGTTTTTGTAGGTGTTTTTGTAGGTGTAACTGTACTTGTTTTTGTTGGAGTAATCGTTGGTGTAGCGGTATGTGTTGGTGTAGGGGTAGGTGATAGAGGCACAATACATGTTACCATAAACGCCCATAAAGTTTCAATATCTCCTGAATCTACTTGATTAACAACAACTCTCACATAATTTGATGTACCATCAGCATAGAATACCGTTGAACCTGTTGTTATGTTTGATTGACTTACAATTGATGTCGTAGTTAATAAAGTGTCAACTGGATAATAAACATCGAAACTATCGTTAATAGTGAAACCACTATAATAGAAATTAAATGTTCCAGCATTGTTACCTAAATCAATTATATATTCTAATGGTGTTTGAGAATATCCACCCGTGTAAATAAAATCACATCCCTCACCAGGAATAATTCCGAGTACTTCGATATTAACATCAAATTCACACAATACAGTTGGTGTAACACTTGGTGTCATTGTAGGTGTAGCCTCCATCGTTGTTGTTGGAGTTGCCGTCGGTGTAATACTCTTTGTTGGTGTGGTTGTAGGTGTCGACGTTTTTGTAACAGTTGGTGTATTTGTATTTGTTGGTGTAATCGTTGGTGTTGCTGTAGGTGTTTTTGTATTTGTCGCGGTAATAGATAATGTAGGTGTAACGGTAGGTGTTGGTGTTGGTGTTGGGAACACTTGGCAATCAATATTAACCGCCTTACTTAATTCATTATTTACCCAAGGAGCATCTAATGTTACTTTAATATTTTTTGACCCGTTTAAACTATATATTTTTGTTGCCTTATGACAATCAACACCTGTACAAACTCCATAAACGCCGATAGGTGATGTTGTTCCATCACCCCAATTTACTGTAAATGTAATGTCATTTAAACCTTTAACATTATTTAGATTTGTTGTATTGGTAACGATTACAGTATTACAATCCACCTCATATGTGAAGTTGGCATTAATTTGTGTTTGACTTGATTCGATAGCTAAGTTACCGTCGAAAGCAACCATTGAACCATATTCATCAGAAGTTGCCCCCAAATAAAGTGGTAGTTGATTGGTTGGATAAATTTGTGAATTAATATACGATGTTGTACCAGTTATAGCATTCCATGTGTTTCCCGTTGGTACTCCCCATTTGTAATAACCACCATTAATAGTGCCACCTGTAATATTATAAACCACATATCCGTTACTTGGTGTGAAACCAGTTGGTAGATTACCTGTGTTGCCAGACCATGAAATAAGATTATCATTAGAGTCATACCATGTCTGTCCGGTTAATGAAACCAGTCTAACATTTGGTATTTGATTACGTCTAATGGTGTACTTATTTTTTCTCATCTATATTACTATAACTATCGTTTTTCGTAAAACTTAATCGCATTATTTATAGTACCTCCACTAATATTTCCCACTCTATCTGTTTCTGTAGTTGTTCCTCCTGTGTATCTATATATTTTATAAGAATAGTCGTTTTTATTTATATTAACCTTATAGTACATATCCCTATACTCAACAACTTCTTGGTCTATTGTTAAACCCGTAGTTGTGAAATCCATTATTGTACCATCTTTAGCATTAAAAAATTTAGAAGTCATAAAAAAAGTGTTTCCACTTAAAACGGAATCATTCAAAACGGTGTCATCTTGAAACCAAAAAATATACATATTTTCCTTATTTTTGTAATTTGAACCCATAAAAACGGGAACATGTATATTATCATTGATTGGAGTGTAAAAATACTTCTCACCTATTGGTAACGATAAATTCTTAGCGAAAGCCAATTTTCTATTAATCCTTGTTGGTGGTTCATATGTTGTTCCTGATATTAGTGGTGTTTTAAAAAATTCTAACCTAAAAAAACTTTCAGCCGATTGTTTTAACATTTTAGCGTTCTCATCAACGGTAATTCCTACTAATGTGTAATCAGTTCCGTTAGTGTATCCGCTTGTTGAATCGATAAATTTAAAATCGTACCAAATATCAGTTTGTGTATCTCCTGTGTTTACTGTTATACCACTATATGGTGAATGAACATATCTCACCGTTTCATAATTATCGATTGGGTTTATGATATCTTCTAAAACCTCCTCTTCAAATTGAGCAAGACTTTCTTCCCAACCTAAATTCATTTGAAAATCCGTTTCTTGATTAATGATTATGTTATAATCACCTGTTTTTTGTAAAATTTTCATTAACAATCTAATTTATTATCGATATTCATTTTATTTTTAAAACTATTAATTCCGTTTTGTTTGTTGGTATAATATCGTTCGTTTCTTAAATAAAAATTAAGATTGGTTTTTACATAATGGATATTATTAACATATGGAAAATCAGTTCCATAACCATCAGTATCTATATAACCGTGGTCGTACAAATCTCTCCATCTCCAAACTTTTTCATTTGCGTCATATTTTGTATTTTCAGGTAAATTATAAACATCGTTAGTCTTTGAGGTCTCAATATATTGTGATAATTCTCTCAATTTAATTCTTTGATGTGTTTGGTAATATAAACCAAGGGGATTAGTTACAGTAGAACCTGAATAGACCGTATTATCCGTTTGACCAAAATCAAAAATTGTAGTTGGATTAGATATTTTATGAAAAGATTCACTTATGATTCTTTCTTTTAATTCTTTTTTATTGTATTCAACAAATGCCCCTGTTAATATTGTACCTATAGGTATTACATTTCCACTATTAAATGTGATTCCTGATATTGTAAATGTATCTTTAGTAATATTAGTTTCTAAATTACTATTACCATCAAAATGAGCGTCCATCCATTCATTATGGAAATTAAATTTATAACCATTTTTAGGTGGATAATTGAAAAATCCATTTCCGTTTCTAAAAATTGTTGTTAAAAAAACTTCGGTTGGTGTGTATCCTAAATTATTTGTTAATCCCGATAATATTAATGGTTCTTTAAAATCAAATAAAACTGATTCCATTCTATTTCTTTCTACAACCACATCATTAACACCCGCACTATTTTCAAATAATATTTTCTTCTCATCCTCAAATATTGGTGATTCAAATCCTACATTATCTAATATATAATCATTGACATCTGTCAATGTTTTATGTTTATGAACGTAATATGTTGAAACAGTATCTGAAATATTATTAATATCTAAACATCTTTTTCCTAAAACAACTCCACTTAACGTATCACCAACTTCAAATTCAGATTTATATAGATTAATTACATAATTTTCAGAATCGTATGTTTCATCACCAACACTACTAATGTAAACAGTACCTCCCGATAAAACAATATATTCTCCCTCACTCATTCCGTGTGGGACCGGACTTATTAATTTATAAGATTTACCATTATCTGTAACTCTAAATGGTATACCATCCGCGGCCGTAAAACAATAATTAAATCCGTTATTACATTCACCACTTGTTGAACCAGATAATGAATATGTCATTGGGTATGTGGTATCACCACTAAAAACATAACTTAAATATAAGTTCCAATTATGATACGGTGCGGTAATTGGTGTAATTGTTCTATGTGATTGTGAACCTGTAGTTGTTATTGTTGGTGTATAGGTTCCCAATGTGTTTCCCGTTGTACCTGTTGAAGGATTATTCACTTCTCTATACAAATCCCTTCTTAAGAATGCAAACTCGTCATATGGAAGAAATCCCGTGTAATTTTCATCACTTCCATCGCCCGATAAATAAAGTCTCTCTTCTAAGGGTGGATATGATGTTGCACCACTATACATATTACGGAAAATCATCTTCATTTTACCGTATATTTTATAATTTACACTTCTATTTCTTTCATCATTATACAATTTAGCAATATCCAACACAATATCTCTCTCACCAATCCTTAAAAGTGATTGTGTTGTATCAAGATTTAGTTTTAATGATAAATCTTCTTCTTCCGCCTTTTTAAACCTTTTACTAGGTAATAGTATTTCCTTATTTTCTTCCATTATTCAGCTGGTGGAAATGCACCTTTTGGTCCATAATATTTTATTAATCTATCTAATGATGAATTACCCGGTCTTAAACCAAAATAAAATTGGAATCCTGTTGACAGTACTTGTTTGTTACCACTGTAGTTTTGAGCTGTAGGGAATATAAACATTTCCTTATTATTTTGTTCATATGGTATAGGTCCGTTCCACGTGCCACCCGATATTACATAGATGTTACCAAGTTGAGGTTGGGAAACTGTACCGTTAGTAACACTTAACCATAAATCACCTTCAGTAAAACCTGATGCAGGTATATTTGGTGCCGTGTTCATTTTAATTACATCAAATCTATCCACCATATCCACATAATTTCCTTCAAATGAAAACAAACCGTGATTTACTGTCATTGGCATTAACATGTATTCCTCTTCACCGTCAGGAAATATGTAATTTGTTGTATCGCCAGTATAATATTGTCCGGAAAATGTTATACCTGAAGTTGATACTATGCGTTGTAATGGTTGCACAGCAATTTTTGTTCTATCCCAAGATTGTTTATCGGAATTAGTACCGCCAGCTCCAAATCCTGTACCCTTTTTATCCCATAAGAAGAACGGAACTTTTTGAGTATAGTCACCCAATCTATTATTTAAACACAGTCTGACAAATCTACCATTGTCATCCATTTTAAAATCAATTGGTGTTGGACCAAAATCACCGTTTTTCTTAAAATATTCAGAATAAAGTTCATTTTCAGGGTCCAAATATTCACCATTAAACATGAAATATTTTGACGTATCCAAATCAAATGCCTCAATACCAACTTCATTGTTAATTGACATTAATTGAGTGATGTCACCATCTAATACTTTACCGAAATTATATCCCGTATTATCATTAAAAAAATCAGACACATCGAATTTTGAATTTGAAGCATCCATTCTATAATTTATGGCGTGTTCCATAACACCACCAGGGTCTTGGTATGAACTAACAGAAATATCTCTAACAACTGAACAATTCGGGTCAACTTTGGGGTCATAACATATCTCATATAAAAACTCATCTCTAACCCCCACATCATATAATGTGGTTGGATGAAGTAGTTCTTTATACCCCGAATAACTTTGACCAACAAACGTTTTTGTGGTAGGGTTGTATGGTGTACTTCTATAATAGAATTTTTGTTCTAAAACATTAAAAAATATTAATTCTCTTGGAAATTTACTTCCTCTTTGATTTAAATCTAATTCGTCTACGTTATCCCATTTAATTCTATAATCAAACTTAAAAAAATATAAAATACCATTTAACCAATTGTCTATAAATGAATAATTTAGAATTCCCCCACAGAAAAATAAACCAACTCTTTTTCTCTTATACCATTCTTTAATAACGGAATTATTTCTTGACCTTCCTTCAATTACCGGTACGATAGTAAAAACCCCATCTCTTATTTCCGTTAAACCAGATTTTGTTTTTTTATTGTAACTATAAATCGGTCCACCAGCAAGTGATGCGATATTTGGTAATCTTAAAGTATCAGATTGTCCGGCAATTGCCGCCAAAATCGTGTAGTTAGAACCGGGGCTTGTTAAAGATTCTCTATATGGACTACCCGGATAATATGGTATACCATAATTGTAATTTTTTCTATATCTTCCCCCCCAATCTTCTAACATATCTATTTGACCATTACCTTGATTTGATGGATATGTTGTTGTTCCGTAATCTGAGGTTCTACCCCAAAGGTATGTGTATAAATTACCAGATTCATCATAGAATTTATCATATTTTGCACAACCTTGTTCTATTTCTAATTCGGCGGGTGTGGTATCTTTAAGATTATTTCTATCATAAATTCTTAATACCGCATAAAGGTCTCTGATATCTTCAATTCCACCATCGGCATAATTGTTACCACCATATAGTGCCCAATAACTATAAGATATTTTTAATGCCAATTGGTTAGTATAAAACTGAGACGAGGAAGTGTCAGTATTAAACTCTCTATATTTTGTTGGGGATATTGCCGAAACTCTTTCATATGTTTCTAATACAGTACTTCCATTACAATCAATCATTTGTATTGTGGCACTTGCAGTACTTGACCCTTTTAAAATTATTAAATCAACAGTTCGGTAATTTTGAGTACAATTATCTTTTAATAATGCACTCACTGTAATATTTTCGGTGGTTAAAATGGCTCCACCACTTATATCTACATAAGTTGCGGTAACTGAATTAGAATCTGCAGTCATTCGAATGGAACTACCTCCATTTGTTGGTGTTGTTATTGAAACTGTTTGGAAATATGTTCGTAGTTCACTTTGTGCGTATGTTGAACTTAATGCAACATACATATCGGAAAATGTATCTGTTGATTCATTTGTACCAACCAAAGGATAAATTTTTCCTACGTATCTTGAATTTGAATCACTGGGATACGTTGGTATTGTACTATTGTGTAATGTTGATAATTGACTAACTGTTATACCTGTTGCGCACGATTCTTTTGCCGCCTCATTTGGGAATAATGACGGTAAAAATGTTGACCCTGTAACTGTACTACTATTCAACCACGAACCATTCTTACTGTCAAAAAGAAGATATATGTAACCATCATATGGTACAACTCTTAATTTTATTTCGGCACTTCTACAATATAAATCTAAATTACGACCTTGTGATGGTTCTGAATTTTCAACATCTACAGTACATTCATCACAATCCGGATAAGTAGTTAATGGTAAAACCGTTTGACCACCCTCCATAATTCTCATTCCCCATTTCAAAAGGTTATCTCTTGCAAAGTCCGCAAGTGCGTGTCCAATAAATATAATATCAATGCGCATCAATGCTCGACCAGCAGACCATAGTGCTGAACCAAGTGTTTCATATGCCCAAATTATTACTACCGCATAAATGTATTGTACAAATAATAAAATTTCGGCAATCAATAATGAAAATTTAATTCTATTTCTAAATGCAAAATTTGTTGGTACATAGTTAGTTGTCCCCGAACAATCATCTTCAGAACTTGGTCTGATTTGTTTTATACCTAAAAATGCATCTCTTCTTGATAATCCTAAAATAGATTCAACCGACGATACTTCATAATGTGAACCTTGAAATGATGTAGGTGTATATACTTTTCCGTATATAAATTTATAAAAATAATCCTCAGGTACTCCATCATTGTCAGTACCTAACATTAAATCTCTTTTGTGATTTTTTTCGGTCAATGTCATTGATTCCAATGTGACACCTGTTGGTACTAACACATTAAAGTAATCTTCAAAGACATTTGAAAATGAATAAGTAGATATTAACGATTCACTATATTCCCCCGAATATGAACTATTTGTTGTTCCGTAAATTGTACCTCCATTACCCCCACCACTATATCGATTAAATTCACGAATATTTGGAATTAAATAACTTGCAGGTGATGTACCTTTTGTAGGATTCTCTTCTCCTTGTGATAAGGTTACTCTAAATCTTGCAACCGCAGTTGTCGCAATACCTTTATTTGAGTCATTTGTGATTTCTTGTTCACCAAATTCATTAGTATATGTATATTCTAAATTCATTGGTAATATGGCCATTGCAGTCCCGTCATCCTCAATAACTCCAGGTGTAAAATATTCCAATTCAGGATATGTAGATATTCCGTCGGAACCTATTACTTTTTTACCCGTATATCTAACACCCTCAATTCTACCTGGACCAGTTTGTAAATTACATTTATAACCACTACCGATTCTTATCACACCCGTTCTTTTAATTGCGTCGGAATTAGAATCTGTTATTGACGATAAAAGTAATAATGATATTGGTTCAATTTTAATTCCTGTTTCAGATAAATCAAAATCCGTTCTTGTAATCCCAATTTCACATAAATCAACATTACCCCAAAATGGGTAAACCTCAATTGTTTTTTCAAACTTTACAATTTGTTCTAATCCATCAATATCACTATCAGATTTAAAGTTATAAAAACGGTCAAATTTTTTCTCATCAACACCTTGTCTTATAAAATCGTATGGTCTGATTGAAAAACACCCCATGTCCGATAAATCAACATCTACGTGGATTTTTTGTTGCCCAAGTGGGACTCCCCAAATCATAAAATCACCCGAACTATTTGTTTTTACTGTATATGAATAATAATTTTCATAAACTTCTAAAACTTCTTCTCTTGTTAATATATCTGTTTGGTCAAAGAATGTGCCGGTTGGTACATGTCCACCATGTTGTTTTCTTGATGGTAATAAATTATAACGATAATTGTTCTCGTCTTTATCTGTGGTTGATGTGTATGGATATAGTGTAGATATTACGGGGTCGTTTACATCAATATCGTTTTGTGGTACAAATATTGATATTCTTGCGTTGGGTACTCCCAATCCATTATTAGCAGTAATTCTACCACAAACAACACCATAATCTGCACATAATGAAGTATACGCTTCTTTTTGAGTAAATTTTAATGATAAAATCTCAAGAAAATCGTAATCCTGTTTTAGTTCAACAGTAATTTTTTGGTCTTCCCCAATATTGGTTGAAATCCGATGTTTTTGTATCATACTATAATAAATAGAAAGCTAATGATTTTCTATTATTATAAAGAAAAAACATTTTAAAATGTAGTCGTTCCTAAAGTTCTTAATCTTACCTTTACATCCACACTTGGAAATCTAACTTGGAAGATTTGATTAGATTTCATAAAAATTGTTCTATCAGATTGCTGAATTTCTTTATTTACAACATCCTTATATGTTTGTGATACTTGATATGATGAATAATCTCCACCAACTTTATTATAAACCCTTACATCAATCACATTTACAACTCCCGAAACATCACCTATTTCTTTCATAAGATTACCAACAAATAGTGGGTCACCCATTTTACGTTTCTCAATTAAGAAGAAAGATGTAACATCTTCAATTACAGTTTTCACAATTTCAGTGGCTGAGCTGTTTTTATCAACAGTTAAATCTATTTCTAATCCTAAATCAATAACTTCACCACTAGTGATATCAATATAATCATTTATCATTCTATACTCTGAAAGATAATTAATGATATTATTTTTTAATGTGGTTGAAACCGTATCACTTAAATTACCATCTTCATCATATGAAAGTAATTTAACTCTAATTTTATTATCTTCCTCCATTACATTTACTTTTGCGGGTGCACCAAATGTAGATGGCATGTTTTCAATCATAGATTTATAGTCATTTAGTGTGACCGCTCTATTTTGTGCGGAAAAATTATACGCAACCATATTCCTCAATTCTTCTATAGTTGGTTGGTCGGAACCACCAACTGCGGGTGTAATGTTAGTAACTCTAAGTGATTGTTGTACTTGTGAATTCACATTAGAAAGTGGTCCATTAACATTGAATTCTACATTGTCCACATTTGTAATGACATTAACACCTAAATTAGAATCTTTACCACCACCAATTCTATATTTTACAAATAATGTGGTATTAGCCTTTGGTATTGCACCCATTGATGTGTTATTTAGGTATGTTCCTAAATTAACTTTCATTGAACCATTAATGTAATTATCAAGATTGTCTAAAGGGTCAACAGTACCCGAACCAAATGTCAATGAAAAATAACTTTCAGGTGTGTATTCTGTGATAAACTTATTTTTAACCGATACATATGCACCAGCTTTAAAATTGTCTTTGTCTGAAACAGATGTTGGGTCAGGTTGGAATATTTTATCTTCAATTAATGATTTAACTTCATACCATTTATTGGTGGTAGATTCAAATTCTGAAGTGGTTGGGTTAGCCCCGAATGTAGTACCTTCTTTATGAATTACGGATGTAACACCCAAGATATCTTGTTCAGGTAAAAATAATTTTAAAAACGGTTTTTGGTCTAATTCTGTAATCACTCTTCTAAAGATTCTTGTAACACCATTTGCCACCGCATCTCTTTTAGTAATTGTATATGATATTAAAGTATTGTTAGTGTCAAAATTTGGTATCTTTAATCTGTTTGGTTCTCCTGCACTATTAAACGGACTTGAGAAATCTATATCTTCAATTGTTTCAAATATTTGACCTCCACCCGATACTTGAGCTCCTGACTTTAATGTACCCAAATATCTTTCATCTTCTTTATCACCTCTAACAGGTACATTTATTGAAAAATCACATAATGAAACTGAGGGTCTATTACCCGGTATTTTAATTCCATATGTTTTGGCAATATGAAATAATGATTGTCTTTGTTGTGCGAAATCCAACATCGTTTCTTGCCAAACTCTATCAATATGAAAGTGTAAGTTATCTGAAACGGCAGCATTTAAATCCAACAATACTGAGAATATTGATGCGTCGTTAGTATTTTTAACTAAATCAGGATAATATTCTTTTGTTAAGTTTACTAATTCTTGTCTTAATCCCGCAAAATCTCTTGTTGCGTATGATATTTTTTTTGCCATTTTAAATGTTAATAATTACAAAGTCCGAAGACGTGAAAGTCCCGTTATTAATTGTGTATTCTATTTTTACTTTTGCGGTGTATGGTTTGGTGGATTCATCCGATACTCTAAATAATCTTTCATCCTCATCTTGTGTTAATGAACCACCACTCTCCAAATCTTCCTCAGCATTTTTCACTTCGATTTTTGTGATATCTAAATTCGGTATATATTTTTTTACTACTGACCTTATTTCTTCTTCAATAAGACCAAACGTAACCATATCATTTTGGTCAAATATAAATTGGTATAATCTTGTACCAAAGTCGGGTAAAAAATATCTACTACCTCTTCTAGTTAAAAGAAGATGTATAAGATTTGCCCTAATTTCTCTTTCAGGTTCAACGGTCATTCTTAGGTAATTACCCTCGTTACTATCTCTGAATGGAAAATCCATTCCATATTTTACTGCCATACCTATAAATATAAACAATATAGAAATGGTAATAAATAAAAAAATCCCGACCTAAGCCGGGATTATCTTTAAATTTATGTATTGTTACTCATCAAGAACCACAACCTTCACACTCAAATGGTGAATCGGATGGCCTTTCAATTGTCATTTCAACTTCTGGTGTACTTTCACTAATTAATGAATTATTAGTTGGTGTTGAATAAACTTGTGGGGGTTCTACGGGTTTAACTGTTGACGTATCAATACCTAATCCCTTCATGGCCTCAACTGCGGATGTTGAACGTAAGTAGTACATACCTGTTTTTAAACCTAATTTCCAACCATGTAAGTGTGCCGCCAATAACTTAGCTTTGTTCACACCACTAATAAATAAGTTCATTGACTGAGATTGGTCAATATATACACTACGATTTGCCGCCATATTTAAAATACGTTTTTGTGACATCTCCCATACTGTTTTATAGATTTCTTTTAATTCAGTTGGAATCTCAGGGATGTTTTGGATAGAACCATTTTCCATAATGATTTTATTCTTAATCTCCTCATTCCATAAATCATGTTTAAGTAAATCCTTAACTAAGTGTTGGTTAATTACCACAAATTCACCACCCAATGTTCTTCTTGCATATAAGTTTGTTGTGAATGGTTCAAAACATTCGTTGTTACCCAAGATTTGAGCTGTAGATGCCGTTGGCATCGGAGCAACTAATAATGAGTTTCTAACACCATTGTTAACCACCTCTTTACGTAAGGATTTCCAATCCCAACGACCTGAAGTATCTTCATCTGTTTTACCCCACATTTGATATTGGAATTCTCCACGTGAAATTGGTGAGCCATCAATTGATTCATATGGGCCATGTAGTTTAGCCAAATCTTTTGACGATGTTAATGCTGCAAAATAGATTGTTTCAAAAATATCAATTTGTAATGTGTCAGCTTCGTCCGACTCAAATGGTAATCCTAAGATACAGAATACATCTGCCAAACCTTGAACACCCAAACCAACGGGTCTATGTCTAAAGTTTGATAACTTTGTTTCCGCTGTTGGATAGAAGTTTAAATCAATTACATTGTTTAAGTTCTTAACAATTTGATATGTTGCATCATATAATAATTGATGGTCAAACTCCCCATTAAGAATATATTTTGGTAATGCAATCGATGCCAAGTTACAAACCGCTTGTTCAGTTGGTGAACTATACTCAATAATTTCGGTACACAAGTTTGAGGACTTAATTGTACCTAAGTTCTTTTGATTTGATTTATAGTTAGCAGCATCTTTGTACAACATATAAGGAACACCCGTCTCAATCTGTGCCGTTAATATATCATCCATTAACTTTCTTGCCTTAATCGTTTTACGACCTAAACCTTGTTGTTCATATGATTCATATAACTCGGTGAATTTCTTTTCTTCCGGTGTGTCATATACATCAGATAAACCAGGTGCTTCATCAGGTGAGAATAATGTCCAATTACCATCTTCCTCAACACGTTTCATAAACAAATCAGGCGTCCATAAAGCTAAGAACAAATCACGAGCACGTAATTCTTCCTTACCATGATTTTTTCTTAATTCAATAAATTCAACAACATCAGCGTGCCATGGTTCCAAGTATACCGCAAATGAACCTTTACGTTTACCACCTTGGTTAATCCAACGAGCAACTTCGTTATAAGTTTTCATCATTGGTAATAGACCGTCAGATTCTCCACCAGTTCCCTTAATATATGAACCTTTAGCACGAACATCGTGTACGTGTAATCCAATACCACCAGCCCACTTAGAAATCTTTGCAACATCACCTAATGTATTAAACAATCCATCAATATCATCACCTTTATTACCAATTAAGAAACAAGAAGACATTTGGGGTCTTGGTGTGCCGGCATTAAACAGCGTTGGTGTTGCATGTGTGTAATAGTGCTGGGATAAGTCATCATAGATTCTTAATCCTTCTTCAAGGTTAAAG